AAAAACCCTTATAAATCAACACTTTTTGATTTTTTTTGTTCTACTTTTGTTCTTTTTTGCGTCAGGATGCTCAAAAACTGTTGAAAATTGCAAAATTAAGCCAGATTTAGAGCGAATCGGCGAATCAGCGTTAGAAAATAAAGAAAATTTAACTGAAACTGAGCTACGAGCTGCTAAAATGAGTTGCAATTTTTAATATAAATAGTAATATGAGTAAAAATTGTTCAAATTGCGGACATTTATGTCATTGTGGTACAATTTGTGTACAAAATCACAAAGACGGCGATGGAAATGATGTACAAATACATTGTTGTGCTAGTTGCAGACATGATATTAGCATAGAAGATGAAGAAAAATATAACATAGAAAGTTAATTATGGCAAAAATGAGATTATTTAAGTTTTGGAATGCAGATGGTGTTGAAAAAGAAAAAGAAGAGATAAGTTTAAAGAAAGCAGTTAGGTCTGTACAAGGCGATTTTAAAGATAAAATGATAAGTGTTGAATATATTAGTAAAAAAGGTAAAGAGATGTGTCATTCTATAATGATACCAATAGGCAGAAAATTAAGACAATCAATTTTACAAGAACAAAGAAGAGAGGCCTTAAAAGCTAAAAATGCCAGCCGTTAGTAGAAAAGGTGATATTTTATCAACTGGTCATGGTTGTGTTAGTACGACAAAACTAAACACACCAGGTCAATCAACCGTTTTTGCAAATAGTATTTTAATTGCAAGAGTTGGTGACCCAACCGTAGGACACCCATTTCCACCTGACCCACCTTGTGATGACCATGTAGCAAAGGTAAATGCAGGTTCACCAAATGTATTTGTTGAAGGGAAAAAAGTTGCAAGAAAAGAAGATAGCGCAGACGCAGGTAAGATGGAAAAAGGTTCAGATAATGTTTTTGCAAACGGCTAGATAATCGTTATAAATATTACCGTTATGGCGATATACGATTCTCAAACTCAAAGTAAAAGTACAAGAAACTCCAGAAAATTTAGGGATATAGACCTAGATTTTGGTAGAAACATTGTAACTAATGATGTTAATGTTGTAGAAGATGTAATCGCTGTTAAAAGGTCAGTTAAAAATCTAGTTCAAACTAATTTTTATGAGAGACCTTTTCAACCAGAATTAGGTTGTGGTATAAGAGAGTTATTATTTGAACCTTTTACACCTATGACCAAAGTATTTCTACAAAGAAAAATAGAAGAAGTTTTAATCAACTACGAACCTAGAATTAATTTACAAAATGTAACTGTTGATGATGACCAAGATAGAAACAGATTAGTTGTAGATATTTATTTTTATGTTGTTGGTGTGCCAGGTCCACAAGTTGTGCAAACATTTTTACAAAGGGTAAGATAATAAATGGCTACAGGTGCAAATAAAATTGTTGTATCAGATTATGACTTTGACGCAATCAAAACTAATCTAAAAAATTTTTTACAAGGTCAAGTAGAGTTTCAAGACTACGATTTTGAAGGTAGTTCATTAAATATTCTTTTAGATATTTTATCTTACAATACACACTATCTAGCTTATCTTGCCAACATGGCAACAAACGAATTATATCTTGATAGTGCAGATATAAGAAACAACATTGTATCATTAGCAAAGATGATTGGTTATACACCATCATCACCTAGAGCGCCTATGGCCTCTATTGATGTTACACTTAACAATGCAACAGGCACAAGTGTTACAATGTCAAAAGGAACCGTGTTTACAACAACTGTTGATAATACTTCTTATCAATATGTAAACAATTCAGATATTACAATTACACCAGTTGCTGGTGTTTACAAATTTTCGGAAGTGCCTGTTTATGAAGGTACTTTAGTTACTTTTAAATATACAGTTGATGTAAATGATGTTGACCAAAAATTTATTATTCCTACAGCAAATGCAGACACATCAACTTTATTAGTTAAAGTACAAAACAGTTCAGCTGATACAACAACAAATACATATTCATTAGCAGGTGGTTATAATAATGTTACTGCTACATCAAAAGTTTATTTTATACAAGAAGGCCAAGATGGCAGATATGAAGTTTATTTCGGTGACGGTGTAAATGGTTTAGCGTTATCAGATGGTAACATTGTAATTTTAGAATACATTGTTACAAATAAAACAGTTTCAAATGGTGCAAGTTCTTTTTCACTATCAGGTAATATAGGTGGTTTTACAGATGTTACAATTTCAACAGTATCAAGTTCACAAGGTGGTTCTGAAAGTGAAACAAACGATTCAATCAGACATAATGCACCGTTAAATTATGCAGCTCAAGAAAGAGCGGTAACAACAACTGATTATGAAACTTTAGTAAAACAAATTTATCCAAATGCATTATCAGTTAGTGCATGGGGTGGTGAAGATGATGAAACACCAAGATATGGTATTGTAAAGATTGGTATTAAAGCAGCCTCAGGTTCTACATTAACTGAAACAACAAAACAAAGTATTGTAGATTCATTAAAACCTTATAATGTTGCTTCTGTATCTCCTCAAATTGTGGATCCAGAAACAACTTCAGTATTGTTAACTTCTACAGTAAAATTTAATTCATCATCAACAACAAAATCTGCTGATACAATAAAATCAGATGTGATAACATCTATTACAAATTACAATACAAATACATTACAAAAATTTGATTCAATTTATCGTCACTCAAAATTGACAGGTTTAATTGATAGCACAGACACAAGTATATTGTCAAACATTACAACTATAAAAATTAGAAAATCATTTACACCTACTTTAGCTTCATCTACAAGATATGACATATATTTTAGAAATGGATTATTTAATCCTCATTCGGGTCATAATTCAGCTGCAGGTGGTATTTTAACTTCTACTGGTTTTAAAGTTACTGGTAGTGATTTAGAAATGTTTTTAGATGATGATGGTCAAGGTAATGTTAGAAGATATTATCTTTCTTCAGGTATAAGAACCTATGCAAATGAAACTCAAGGAACAATTGATTATGCAACAGGTCAAATTACACTTAACTCTTTAAATGTTGCGTCTATTTCTAATATTAGAGGTGCGACATCAACAGTAATAGAATTAACTGTTACACCAGATTCAAATGATGTAGTTCCTGTTAGAGACCAAATTGTAGAAATAGATATATCGAATTCAAGTATTACTGTAACACCAGACACATTTGTAGGAGGTTCAGCGGATGCTGGTGTAGGTTATACAACAACATCAAGCTATTAATGAGCAATGGCAAAATTTAATGAAAAAATTTCAACTATACTCAACAGCCAACTACCAGAATTTGTAGTTGCTGACCACCCCAAATTTGCTCAATTTTTAAAAACCTATTATCAATTATTAGAATCTGCTGAAATAAGTTTTTCAAGCGTACAGGCTACTGACGGTATTTTATTACAATCAGAAACAGGTCAAGTAAATAATTTAGTTTTAAACTCTAGTCGTAAAGATACAGCAAGAACATTATTAGATGAGGGAGATAAAATTCTTTTAGAAGAAACTCCTGTAGGTTCTTTTACAAGAGGTGAAACAATTGTTGGTCAAACAACAGGTGCAACAGCAGTTGTAATTACAGAATGTGAAGACCCATTAAAATTAATTATATCAGCACAAGATAAATTTGGACTTACTGAACAGGTTGTGGGTCAATCTTCAGGCGCTACAGCTACAATATCAAATTATAAACCTAATCCTGTAAATAACATTGTTGATTTAATTAACTTTAGGGATCCAGACGGAGTTATTAATCACTTCTTATTTAATATGAGAGATGAATTTCTTGCGACTCTTCCAGAAAATTTAGCGAGTGGTGTAGATAAAAGAAAATTAGTTAAAAATATTAAATCACTTTACAGGTCAAAAGGTTCTGTTCGTGGCCATGAAATGTTTTTTAGAATTTTATTTGATGAAACATCCGATACAATTTATCCTAGAGAAAATTTATTAAAAGCTTCTGATGGTCAATTTGATTCACTAAAAGTATTAAGAGTTATTGCTTCGGTAGGTGACGCAACACAATTAGTAGGACGAACAATAACGGGATTGTCTTCTAGTGCAACTGCTATTATTGAAAACACATCTACTTTTCAAATCGGCGCTTCTACAGTTACACAATTAATTTTAAACGCAGACAGTATTAACGGAACATTTACAGTAGGAGAAACAATACAAGGTACA